ACGCCATTGCGAAGTTGTTTGTTTCTAATTCTATGATTACTGGATTGAAACGTGCATTCAATTCTATTATTTTATCAATCTGTGAAGAAAAATCCATTCCTTTTTCATGATGTGTGTGTATTATGTGTTTATTCTTATTTTCATCTACTGCAATAACCATCATACAAGTATAATCTGCCCTCCTGTCAGCAGATATAGCAGGGTCCCACCCAATGTAGTAATTATATGCCTCACCATCATGAGGATAATATGACAAAGATAATTCCTCATCTTTTACTTTATTCAACACTTCTTCGGGGAAAAGGCTTGCATCACTAGCAATCGGCTTACACAAATATTCTCTTGTAAATGCAATCGAAGTCATATCATTTCGTCTTGCATTCAAAGCCTCCAACGACCAACGCTCAGGGAACAACGGCTCACCTGTTTGCTCGTTTATAGCCGGATATTCACCAACTTTGTATGATTCTAATTTCTTTAATTCGGAATACAAATCAGTATATGAAAAAGGAGTTCCAACAATACATAACTGTGCAGTATGGTGGAGAACAGGCAACAATGCAGTATAGAACCATTGAGATACATGCTTAAGTTGAGTTTGAGCCTCACTAGACAATATATCGTCTAGCACCACTATTTGAGGGTGCGCCCCACGCACCGCTTTACCAACAGACATAGCAGTTATTGATGATTTATTTGTGAACTTGAACTTCTGCTTCGCCCAACCTCTTTTTGGTTTTAGATGTTGTAGTGCAGGTATTGTTTCTATCAATTCATTCATTTTAGCCATGTGGTCAATAGACTGATGTTGGCTATGTGAAAAGAATAATACTTCTGTTCCAGGGTTATATGCCATTTTCCAAAGCAAATAAACTCGATAGAATACAGATTTACCGTGGTCCCTTGATGCTATTATGCAGGTTTTATTGTTATTTTCGGACATATCAAACCATTCTTTGTGAAAATCTGTCAATATCCAAGGATGCTTTTGGTCTATTTTACCACATATCTCTTCAAAGAAAAATTTGAAATCTCTACGCCCCATTTCAAAATCAACGGATGCAGTAAGTTCATTCAACCCATTAGACATATATATCACTCAAATAATCTTATTGCATTCTCCATGTCGAATTCACTCAAATGTCTTGGTGCTAACATAATGTTGAATTTATTAGGAGGCAAACTAACTCGTTCATGT